TAATTTTAATGTTAAAAGGATTACAGCACAAGTCCAAGCTACTAAAAGTAAAACAGCTATTATTTTCATTGATTGTTCTTCTTGATAAGGACTTCTACCTTGATTTGATCTATACTGTCTTTTTTTCATAGTATATCGTTTTGATGTTTAAAGTCTAAAATGTTTTTATAAGATTCAACTACCCACCTTTTATGATGTGGTTCTAGTTCTGCATATTGCAATAAGAACTTTAATGTTGATTCTACGTTATTAATTTTGTAACTATCCTCTAATGTCATTTGTTCTGTTTTAATTATTTAAGTTGATTTATATAATCATTAGCAAATTTTTCTTGTGTGATTATAAATATTAGGTACTCTAAACATTCTTTATTTGTCATTGTGTATATATCTTTTTTCATAGTTTTATTTGTTTTGTTTTTAGTTATAATATAATATTTAATATTTTTTCTGCTTGTGTTTCGTTGTTAGCATTTTCATATACAAAATCAACAATTCTTGATTGAGAATATCCGTTTGTATATTTTACTTCTGCTTCTTGTAATAATGTTTGTACGTTCATAATATTTGTTTTGTTTATATAACTGCTTCATTGCAATTATACCCAAATATAATACAATATATTTAATTAACAAAATATTTAATAACTTTTATTTAAATTCTATAATATCACAATCTCTACAGTAGTAGTAGTCTTGATTATCTTTACCTGAATATATAGTCATTGTCTGTTTGCATTTTTTACATTCCATTATTGTATATAGTATTTACCCCTATTGGGGTTCTGTAGCTGGTAGCTTACTGCATATCTAATAGCATCTATTAAATGGTTGTGTTTATCTATAGGTGTATTAGACTTTTTCTCTAGCCAACTATAATTGTTAAGTTCTTTGATTAAGTTTATGCTTTGTTCATCTACTATTAAATCATAATCTTGTAATAGGCTTATACCATAAGTTATAGAACCAGCTCCTTTTATTGAAGAAACTATATTACATCCTTTTTGTTTTAATTCATAGATCAATCTTTTTTCTGCTGCATCTCCAATTATTAAATTATCTGTAGCGTGTTTCATATTCAAACGTGCTATTTCTGTAGTTGTTAAACCATTTAAGTAAAAACATTCTTTTAAGTAAATAATCTTTCTAGTGGTATCTATATTAGTTTCTACAAGGGTATTGGGATCATTGAATCCAAAGTCTTGACCAAATACACTAACTCCTACTTTATTAAACTTGCCTACTTGCCAATTAGTAAATATTACACCTTCTGCTTTGTTTAACCAACCACCAAGCATTTGATGTTTATATTTTTCTGGTCTACGTTCTTTTATGTTTTCTATTTGGTTTATATAGCTTTTAGATAAGTTTTCAAGATTGTCTAAATAGGTTGTGTGTATGTAAGTAACATTATCTTTAGTAGCGTTCTTACCCTCTTGTATTCCTTTATCTTCAAAGAACCTTTTATATATCCAATGCTCTTTTGTGGTGGGGTTTAATATTAGTATTACTCTATTGTGTTTACCTAATTGTCTTACTGATAAATCTATCTTGTCAAATGTATCTTCATTAGTAAGTTCTTCTGCTTCATCTAATACAAACGTTGTAACGCCTTGTAATGACTTTAGATTAGCTGTTTGATCTCCACTTGATGTTTTGATACCTTTGAAGATTATCTTGCTTCCTGAACGCTTATTTCTTATTTCGTCTTTTGTTATATTAAAATCATCAAACTTATTAAGCAGTTCTATTTTTTCTATAAATTCAGGAATAATAGAAATGTAAGTAGAAGATAAAGTATAACGAGTAAACAGTATAGTATGACCAGCTTCGTAAGTAAGAAGAACTAATAAGAGGTTTACTGAAAAAGATTTACCTGATCCACGACCCCCAGTTACTATAAAGTACCTCCCATCTGATTCTGCAATAGGAGAATACTTTTTATTTATTTCAATCACTTAAACTTGATTAAGTCTTTAAAGTTTATATTAAAGCCTTCACTTGATGTTATATCTACAGATTCTTTTGGTTTGCCATATCTATATCCAAAGTATAAATTCATAGCTCTTGAATCGCCTTTTATTATTTGTTTGCCTAAAGTTTTAATTACTTCTTCATTATCTATTAAGGCATCAAGTTTTTCAATTAGCTTTAATTCGTCTGCTTTCTTTGGTCTACCTGCACCCTCTCTTACACCACCATTATTTTTTCTATTATCCATAATTGATATTTTATTGTTTAATCAATCTTTATTATATAACGTAATTTTTAACTTATTTTATTCAGTTCCTGAAATGATGTCTTTTTTAGGTCTGTCTTGTAGAATACTAAATCCTAATAATAAATAGTTTATAGCATCTGCATATCTTGTTTCTATTGGTTCTGCTTGGTGCATATTAGGATCACCTGCGTGTGTTAAGATTGCTTGTATGTGTTTGTTAAAGAATACTGCCCATACTTCCATAGGTTCAATCCCTATGCTTTCTGCTGTAGATTTAAAGTTGTTTAGAACGTCTATATTCTTTTGTGTGTATTCAGGTTGTTTGGCATCCATTATTTCTTGACATTTATCAAGTAGATATTTCTTTGTTTCTTTAAATTCGTGTTGATTCATAATTAAAATAATTCTGTTTGATTTATATTTTGTTTACTTTTTATTCCCATAACTGTATCAAGTATTATTTTGCCATCTTCATAATAAACTAAATTGTTTGCAATTTTTTTTCTTGGTTGTTTCCCTTTGTATTTACTAAAATCGTAATCGTGGTATTTACTCATAACCTTTAAATGGTCTTTATTTAATCTTGTAAAATCAGGATTTTTAACACCACTTAAATTATTAGGTAAATTAAAATTAGTCCAGTATAAATGTCTACCTCTTTTTTTTGCTGGGATTAAAGGTGTATAATATGGTATAACATTTTCAATAACATATTTACCATCAAAGAAATTGTCTAAAAAAATTATTTGTTGATATAAAGACATATCAGGATATTTTAATTTAAAGCTGCCATCTCCTTTTTGTCTTTTACCTTTAAAACTAAAGTTTAATCTACTATGTGTAGGACAAGGAGGACTTGACCATATAAAATCATATTCTTTATAATGGTCTAATAAGTACTGGTGTGCATCAGCTACAATAACTTTATCACTTGGGAATCTTTCTTGATATAATCTTGCAAGTTCTTTATCCCATTCTACAGCTGTTATGTCGTGTTCATCTCCCCACTTATATCTGTTTCCACCAAGACAAGCATATAGATTAAGTATTTTCATAATTCTGTATTGCTTTTTTTATGTGTTCGTATATCTCTAATTGATTGATAGCATTGTTAAATTGTAGTTCTATCATATCAAACTCAATGTCATTGTCTTTTTCAATATCATTTTCTAGTTCCTTTATCAATCTTTTTTGTTCCCATATTTTAGATTGTATTTTAACAAGAGATTGATTTTTAAGTTTATTCTCCTGCATAAGCTGTTGAACTATCTTTATATTGCCATTCCCAACCTTTTATAAGTAATTCTATTCTAGTTAATGCTTCACCTTCTAAATGTTTAGGTATCTTATTGACTAACTTATATAGTGGTGTTTGTTTTTTTAATTTAATTATTTCTTCTTCAAGTTCTTTGCATTTTAACTCTAAATAATTTTCTCTATTTATACCCTCAAGATTCATACTTGTTTTAAGTACAATCATTTCTTCAAGTTCTTGTATCTTTTTATTAGTTGATTTGTAAATATCATAGTTTTTTAAAGACCATATAATAGTTGCGTGATTTATAGACCTGCCTGAATCTTCAAAGTATCTTACTATTTCTGACCATCCCATATTTAATTTATTTCTTAATATGTAAAAGAATAATGATCTCATTTCTACTATTTCTCTTTTTCTTGATACTTTAAATATATCAATACCTGAAAGCTGTATTACTTTTTCTGCTATTTCATTTTGAACTGACCAATCGTCTTTTATGATTTCAATTCCCCAATCGTTATTTTTATTCATTTCTTAATTTTAAAAGGTTATAACATTCTGTATATTTCTGTCTTGCCTTGCCTTTGTATTGTTCTTTAAATAGTTCGTATAGTCTTTTAGTGTATTGGTATTTAGTTTTGCAATCTTTAAAATATTTTTCTGAAAACTTTTTACCTTTACCTTTAAAGTAGTTTACATTGTCTGCTGTATCTCCTACTATCATTTGTTCATAGAAGTTATACAATGCTTGTTCTTTAGTTATGTCTAATACTACTTGGTGTTTGTAGTGATAGTTGTACATTAAGCAAGGGAATTGTTTATAGTCCTTGTCTATGCTTACAATCATTACATTATCTCTACCAAGTTCATTTGTTAGTGTTTGCCAGTATTTAGCTACAAGATCATCTGTTTCTAATCCATACACAAATTTACTATCGTATGTATCTTTGACGTATTGGTGCATATCGTGTAATAGTGGAGGTAATTCTTGTTTTTTTCTGTTTGCTTTATATACTGGTGTTAGTATTTTTCTAAAGTTTCCTTTGCTTCCATTGAAAGTTATTACTTTGTCTATTTCGTATTGTTCTTCTAAATCGTTTACAATCTTCATAAACTGTTCATCAAACTTTGCAATAGAATCTTCTAATTCTCTATAGTAAGGATCATCATTTTCTTCATCTCTTGTTCTATAACAACTAGCAAATATTAAGCTGTCTGCATCTATGAGTAATACCATTTCATAAAACTAATCAAAAATGGTTTATAAACAAAATATTTAATAAGCTAATTTAAGTTAATTCGTGTGGCTTGGTTTTCTTTAAGTAAGTAAACAGGCTTTAGTAATCTTTTTTTTGTCCATAGTGTAGTATCAGGACAATACATATCTTTTTCTTTAGGTAGTTTTATTTCGTTTAACCAATATAAATAATTCCCTTTAGGATCGTTTACAAAATATAATTTTATAATGTCTTTATCCATTTTCATTAATTCATCATATTTATATTTTTCTAACATTTTTTCTTCATAATATTTATTTCTAAATTTCATCTCCATAACACAACGATTTCCTTTTGGTGTAAGTCCACAAGCATCATAATGTTTAAAACCTTCACCAGTCCATTTTAATTTCCAACCATCAAAGTTTAGAAACACAATAACAGCTTGTTCTAGTTTTTTTATATTATCAATTCCCATTATCCCAAATCACATTAAGTTCTTTTATCCATTTGTTTATTAGTTTGGGGTTACAAGTACAAGGTTCGTGGTATTTGTGATTGTAATAGGTTGAGTGGAACTGACAAACCATTTTAAATTCTTCACGACTAATGGTTGATTTTTTTGAAAGCCTAAATTTTTCCCAGTCTTTGAAATCATATTTATTAAATTTTACCATCTTGTTATTTTTATTTCATTCCAGTCCTTTCTTCTTTTATCACAATTACATTTAGTTCCACGTATTTTATGGTATTTATCTACGATCCATTTTATGCCTGTATATTTTGTTATGTAGAATACTAAATCTCCTAATTTCATATTAATTCATTTATATTATTTAATTGATTGTTTTTAATCTCATAAGTATCAGCTTTCATTTTTAAAGAAGTTCCATTGGTTCTTTTTCTAATTGTTCCTTTTTTATAAAACATAGATTTATTTAACAAATCTTTTTTAGAAATCCATCCACAAATATTAAGTTTATTGTTTTTTTTATTTAAAGAATTGAATATGTATAAATCACAATTATAATTTTCTTGAAATGCTATAAAATTATGTACAAAATAATCTCTAACATTTACTGTTCTTCCCATTGTTTTTATATCTATTTTATTTTCTTTATATATAAAATCATAACCACCATCAAATCCATTAAAAAACTGATGTTCTATATTAAATAATTTTTTTGTTAATACTTCACCAATTAAACCTACTAATTGTTCTTCTTTGTTTCCATTAGCAGAATGTCTATTACCCATATTATTATTTTGCAAATAATCCCAACATTTTAATTTAAGTTCTTTAGGAACATCTAGTATCATAATAATTTTTTTAGTTTCTCTTTTACTTTTTTGTAAGTGTTGTAAAGTGAATAGTAAGGTATTCCAGACTTTCTTGAAAACTTTGCTATTGATTCCCCTCCTTCAATAATTTCATATACTTTTTTATCGTACCAGTACATATTGTTTAATTCGTTTTGTATATCATTATATACTTGTTCATAGTTTTGACAATCCTGATTAGATAAATAATCCCTAACGTTTTCTATTTGTATTATATTTACTTTACTTTCTTTGCGTTTTAAATCTAAAAATAATGTTTTAAGTGTTTTAAATATATAATAGTAGTTGTAATCATTTTTACCAAAATCAATATCTAAACCATTCTTTATTTTTTTGTCTATTTTTATGTACATTTCTTGTGTAATATCTTCTGCTGTTTCTTTGTTACAGCCAAAGCTACAAACAATGTCAACCCATATAATATGTTTTTTAAATATATCCGATAAGTTGTTAATCATACTTTAGTTTTTTAGTGGATCATATAAATCACCCACTATTTCAGGTAGTCCTATTTCGTTTACCTTAAAACTAAATGTTTCAAATGAATAACCCCTACTGCGTTTGCACTTTACGGTAATCCATTCTTTGTTAACTGTATTTGCTTCTAGTTGTATTTGTGTTTCTGCTTTTTTTTCCAAGAAAGAACCAAGATGTCCTGTCGGTTTATCAGTACCAAAGTTAGAATGAATCACACACATAATATGTATTTTGTGATTAGCTGACCATTCCATAAGTTGTTGAATACACGCATTTGATTCTTCTAAATTATTTACATCACTAACTAAATCAGCAATGCCATCTATTATTAAAAGTCCTGCGTTTTCTACTTTGTGGTTAAGACAATAATCAATAAACTTTATTCTAGTTTTATATCCTATTGTCCTTAAACCAAATGTATGATAATTTTTTGTAAAATCAAAGGTGTTCATATCAAGCACCTTTTTAAATACTTTTTGGCAATGCCATTTGCCCATTTCAGTATCAATGTGTATTAAGTCTTTATTTTCTCTATGTCCTTTTAAACCACCTCCAAAACGATTGCTTGTTCCTAAATAAACAGAAGCTAAAAGAGATACTAGAAATGTTTTTTTTGTTTTAGGTGGTGCTTGAATAAATGAGAAATTACCATATGTTCCTATAGGTATAGGTAATAGCAAATCTTTGTTTTTTGTTTTTAGTAGTTTTTCTCCTAGTGATAATGCAACTGGTGGATATTCTATAGCTTCTTGTGGATCAACAATACAATCTTGTTCGATTGCTTCCATTACCAAATATTCTTCAGTTTGTTTTTCGTCTAGTCTTAATTGCATTTGCATAAATATATAAAAAAAAGGGGTGTATTAAACCCCTTTGAAAAAACATTTTTTTTTACAATATTAAAAAGGTAAATCGTTAGTAACTGGTTCTTCTTGTGTAGCTTCTTTTTTTGCTAACTTAATCATATCGTTAGTCCATACTACTTCACCATTTCCTAAATATAATTTAGGTTTTTTAGCTTCACGTTCTTCAAGCGTTTGTGAATCTGATATAGATACGTTTTGCCCATACTGATTTGTTTCGTCATTTAATGATACTATAAATTCATAGTAAACACCTTTTTTACCTTTGTAGAATTTTTCTTTTGGTAATTTAGAAACGTCTATTCTTGCTTTAATAATTCCTGCCATAATTTATTGATTTTAATTTAAGTTAATATTTAATTTTCACTAGGTGGATTTTTTTTTATCCAGTTGCCTTCAAGATCAATAACTGTATAGTTATGTTCTATAAGAAGTTCTATTGCATCATTTATTGTTTTTGCTCTTTCTCTATAATGATTGAATATTTGATTTTCAAATGGGTGATGATCTTTTTCTTTATATATTTTTTCAGCCATTGTTTTTAATTTTATTGATTAGTTCTTCTTTTGTAGTTTTCTTTATTTCTGGTTTTTTAAAAGAATCTGATTCATCTTCGCCTTTAATTCCTAACGCATAAAAACCTGTTAGCTTTAAAACAATTCTTGATAAAGCTCTTTTTTCTGCAACTTCTGTTACATACCAAGTGTTTGTATTTCCATCTTTATAATTTGCACCTTTTAAAGCAGAACCAAATGTTTCCATAGATTTACCATTAAATTCTCCAAAGGCTTGTATTACTGCAAAATTAGGTTCAGATTTTATACTTTCATATTTAACTTTAATTTTTTCTTTTGCTTCAATTTTTTCTATACCTTCTCTTGTAATAATTGTAAAACTTTTATTACCTATTTCTTTTGTAAAAAAATGATCTTTTTCTAATTGATATTTGTGATAAAGTTCTGTTAATTTTTCTTTGTTCATAATGTCATTAAGTTTTTAGATTGTTCAACTTCTAGTTTTGCTTCTAGTTCTTGTATTTTGTTTTGATAGTAGTTAATTAAAACAAAATGTTCTTGTGAAGATACTGTTCTGTCCATATTTATGTTTTTAAATGAAATATAAATATAAACAATTTTTTTAATAAAATGCAAAAAAAAAGGAGCTAATTTGATTAACCCCTCTTTTTAAAGACAAAACGAAACAGAACTTTTATAAAGATATATATTAATTAAAATCTTTTATTAACAAATTATACTTATTTATTAAATCTTCAATATCTTGGTAAGAATACTTTTTTATTTGTTTAGCTTTGTTGTATAGTGATTCAGAACATCCTTCACCAAATTGCAGATCAAGATTTTTACCAAAGATAAATTGTTCACCATATTTAAAAACATTGCATCCTGCACATTGTACTTGGCAGTTTATTTCATCCCATCTAGTCGAATAGTGTTTACGAGATTGAAAATGTCCACATTGTAGTCTTTTATAGTGGTCTTTTTTACCACAAGTAAAACATTGTGCTATTTCGTTTTTAGCATAACGTTGTCTAATATATAAACTAAATACTTTGTCTAGTTTTTTTATTAGTTTACTTCTAGGTATTTTTTTCATTTGTTAATCAAATATGTAACCATAATCATTTGGTATAACATTGTTACATTTTTTACATAAATAAAAGTAACCATTTTGATTACTACCTAAATATAACATTTTAATTTTACAATATTTACACTTCATATTTATTATAACTAAAAGAAAGAAAAAGAAAAAGAGTAAAAAGAAAAAGAAAGAAAAACCTACAAAAAGAAAGAAATTTAATTACCTGATCCAAGCAACGTCCAACTTTATTAGGTTTTGCAAGTGTGCAGTAAATATATAAAAAAATTATTTACCTTGACCTTTATATTTCTTAAAATAGTTTTTAGAGCCTTTTAATGCACTCATTTTACTTTTAGCGTGTATTCCTTTACGTTTCTTTGATTTGCTCTTATATGAGCTTATGTTAATTGTTTTAGCCATTATTTCTTTACTTTCTCGTAACTACGTCCACCAAAGTATGCACCGATACAAGTAAGTAAAACCATTTGTAATAAATCTGTATGCGAATCTTTTAAATCAAAAGCTATAACACCAGCATCAATAAACACCATAAGAACAGTAGATATAACTAAAAAGATTAAAACCATAGGGCGAACATTCTTACTCAAAAAACTATCGCTATTCATATCAGTTTTCCACCTTTCAGTAACATTTTCTTGCATATCAGCTTCAGCATTAATAAATACTTCAGTCATCTCTTTTTCGAACTTTGCTCGATCTTCTTTTGAAAAAGTATGTTTTGCTATTATATTACTTATTTTTTCTGCTACTCCACCTGCTGCTCCACCAAATATCTTTGCTAGTATTTTTTTCATAAATAAATTTTAAAATAATTATTGATAAAATAATTGTGTAAATATTAATATGACTTTCGCCACAAATTCCTAATAAATGTTTTATAGTTTCCATAGTTTTAATTTAAAGGTAAAACAGTAAATAAGCCTATTACTAATATGATTACAATCATAAAAATAAACTCAATTACTTTGTTCATCTTTTGTATATTTTATCTTCTATTTTATCTAATCGTTTAGCTTCAACACCAATTTTATTTTCTAAAAATTGTATTTTTTGTTCTAATAAGTCGTGTGATTGTTGTGGTGGTAATTTTTTAGCCACCTCTATTTCTTGTTTATTTAATTCTATTTGTTTTGTAAGTGTAGAATAAGTCATAGTTAAACTTACAATACCACCTACAACTAAAATAATAGTTTTTAAATCTAAACTTAAATCTGGTTTACCATCATTATCAATATCCAATCCTACTTCTTTCATTTATCTATTTGTTTTAATTTACTTATTGCCCAATTAATACCTGCTGAACCACCCCAAGCATCCCACATTAAACCTCCACATCCTTCTGAATAAGGAACGTCTTTGTGTTGTTGATGTCTTTTAAACGAAGCCATACGAGCTATTGTATCTCTTGTTATATTTTGTTTTTTTGCTATTTGTGATGCTCTTTTTTTGCCTGTTGATTCTCCACAAGAACCCCATCCATTTTTTTCGACCCACTTCAAAGCACGTTTAGCGTTGTTTACTGCACCTTGTGGGTAGTCATTATAAGATTCTAATTCTACCGATCCTTTAAATTCTTTATAACAAATAGCTACAGCTTGTTTTTCTGGATGATACTTCATTAATTGAGGTACGCATCGCATCATATAATCACTTTGTTTTTCTCCTTGTTTTTTTTTAGGTATCGGCATCGTTATAAAATTTAAAATGTAATACAATAAATATTACATAAATGTTTAATTCGCTAAAATTATTTTCATCATCATAAGGTAAATAACTAAACCCTATTAAAATACCTAAAGAAAACCTTTCTATTAAAGCAAATTCTACTTTTTTCATTTGCAGCCTTTACATTCCCCTGTATATGTATAGTACCTGCCTTTACGCTTTATTTCTAAAACTTGTTTTCTGTTTTTCTTTTTATTCCAACTAACGTGAATCCATTTTGGTTCACCTTCTTGATTTGGATATTCACTAATCAATACATCAAATTCTAAATGATCTTTAATATAGTGTAGCATTTCGAGATTAGTTTTACCACCTAATGAATCGAGGTCTATGGCTAATCCTTCTTTGTGAGCAGATGATATTGCACCACCAATTCTTGAGTTTAATTCTTCAGACCTATACATACTGTTTATTCTTATAGGATGATCGACCCAATCCCTTAATGGTTGAAATATTTTTTCAGCAATAAGCTCCATATTTTCAATATGCTCTTTTTTAGGTTTGTTTGATATACCTAAACGTTTTGCAGTTTCAGAATGTGTAGCTTCTTTATAACTAATGTTTTCGCTTATTTTTTTCATACATTAAATACCATTTGTGAGTTGTGTATAGGATAGTAACTGTAAGTAGTATTATCTTTAACACCATATCAATATTAGTAAAACTCAACGTAAACGCTGAAAAATTCATTGCATACAATTTCATATCCTGTAAACTCATTATTTTTCTTCTTTAATTTCTTCATATGACCCATCCTTTAGGTCAATGTTAATTTTACCATATTTTTCTTCTAATGGTTTCTTACTTTCTTCTTGTTTAGAAATTTCATCAGCGTACATATGGTTTAAGCTATGGATTTGTGTACTTAACAAACCTATATCGTGTTTGATAGCATTTAGCTTACCTTGTTGTTCTTGTAATTCTTTTAATTCTTCTTTTGTAATTTTTGACATTTTATTAAATTTATGATTAAGATATAAATATACTAATTTTTACATTTACATTCTTGTTTTAATAAATCAACTTCTGCTTTTAGTTCTTGTATTGACTTAACTAAAGCTGCTATTATTGGCATTTCAGTTAAACCTATAAATTTGTCATCATTTTCTCCTTGCTCTAAATATGCTTGAGGTAAAACTTTTTCAACTTCTTGAGCAATAAACCCTAAATGTTTATCTGTATCTTTAGATTCAGTTTTCATTCTATAAAGTTTAGGTTGTAATTCCATAACTTCTTTTAAACCAATTTTAGAATCTTCTAAATCTTTTTTCCTATTAATATCAGAACTTGCAGTATAAGCACCTGTACTTTCATTAATTGTACCAATAGTTGCCCAACCTGAATCTCCACCTCCTGAACTTGTAACTCTAAAATTTAAAGTACCTGCACCTGCATCTGCTGTTGATATCCTCCAATTTTTATAAACTCCATTCCATCCTAATAATTGAATTACTGCTCCAGAATTACCAGAATTTCTACCTTCTAAACTAACAGTTGGAGTTGTAGAATCTAATTCTATGTTGTTTTTAAAAATTGCTAACCCCCCACTTGATATACGCATTCTTTCTGTTAAAGTAGAAGTTGCTCCTGCTGATACACTTGCAGCATTATACCAAATATGTGTTCCGTCTGATTGTCTATATTGTGCTGATTCTCCAGTTACAATAGCTTTATTAGTTCCAGTTGCATCTACTCTAACATTACTACTTACATAAGTATTTAATGAATTTGTAAAAGCACTAAAACTTGCACCTTGACCAATTCTTAATGCTCTAATAGTTGATAGAAAAGTTCCTGGTGTCGCTGCTATTCCTACGTTTCCGTCACTGTCTATACGCATTCTTTCTGGAATATCTGCACCAGCATTATAAGTATGGAATGTCATTGAACCTGAATTTCCAGAAGCATTATTAACCATACCAATAATACCAACAGCTTCATTTGAACCACTTGCTGCACTTAAACGAATACCTACTCCTTCACCTGCTGTTGTGCTTGGTGCTGTTACATATAGAGC